CGGGATTCTTAAGGAAATCTGGACATTCCTTGACACCCTGGGAAAAGCCGCTAATTTAGTGACACGAACCCAGTCAGCCACAGGGTTCTGCCTTTATGTATCCACCGATACATGACGGTTTGTAACAAGATCCGCTCCCACAACATCACGGGCTTCCACGATCTTGTATAGTGCATTGCATCGGATGAGGAACCGGAACGCCACCGGTCAACCAAACCGATCAACCCGCAGCCAGTCGGACAACTGGCACACATCAACCGGCAGACTCACCACCTTGTGATCTACCATTGATGACATCAGGCAAAGCGAGAGCCGGAACGCCACCGGCCAACTCCAGTTCTGATCAATCACTTGACATCGATCCGCTCTGTCAGGTACCATTCAAACCGTTCAACCCACCACCAAATGCATTACAGCTTCTCAGAGCTTCGTGATGCCGTGCAATCCTGCACCAGCTACGAGCTCAAACGATCCACCGACGATGAGGGTGAGGCTACCTTCCTTCTCATCGATGGCTGTGGAGATCAGGACGGCGATCCGTTCTATGATCTGATCGACGTGCAAGACTACGTCACCAACAATCAGGAAGTGTTCAACTACCTGTATCAATACAACGTCTAATGCCATGACTAGCATTAACACCATGTCAGCCGAGCATGTACTCGGCCTGGACCAATACCAGGCAGAAACTGTGTTCTATGATGTTGTCTCCCAGCTTGCCATGCAAGGCGAGCAGGAGTGGGACATAGAGGCGCAAGCCCATAGGATCATGGACAACTGCAAGCTTTATCCCGAGTACTTTGTGCAACTCAGGAGCAAGGACTGACACCATGCCTTTGTTAACCTTTGTTGCAGTGGCTGCCATCATCGCCGCAGGCACTGCTACAATTCCATCAGCCAGCCTACTCCTACTCACCTTTGGTGTAGGCTGCATTGTCCTCTCTGTTATCCTTGACACAGCGTCTTAACCTACCACAACCACCATCATCATCGTGCGAGTACACATCACTCCTCGCAGCGGTAACGCTAAGACTGGACCAATTCCAGTCACAACTACCGAGCGAGCGTCATGCCCTTCCACCTGTCCCTTCTATGATAAGGGGTGCTATGCCAAGTCAGGCCCGCTTGCGCTACACTGGCGCAAGGTAAGCGATGGCGAGCGTGGCACCGACTGGCAGGGTCTCTGTGACTTTGTCCAAGGTCTACCAAAGCAGCAGCTATGGCGTCACAACCAAGCTGGTGATCTACCACACAATGCTGGACTCATTGACTATGCTAAAGTCGCTCACCTTGTTGTTGCGAACACTGGTCGACGGGGATTCACCTACACCCATCATTCGCTCAGTTCCCACAACGTTTCGATCCTCTCACGTGCTAATCGTCAGGGTTTCACTGTCAACGTGTCGACGGAATCGCTCGATCGGGCTGACGCTGCCATGGCACTGGGGTTACCAGCTGTTACGGTCGTTCGCAGTGACCAGCCCACTCCTACCCACACACCGGCTGGCAATCGCGTGGTGGTCTGTCCAGCACAGACACGTGAAGTCTCATGTTCTGAGTGTGGCCTCTGCTCCCAGGCGAAGCGCACTTGTGTCGTAGCCTTCCTGGCTCATGGCAATGCCAAACGTACCGTTAACGAGATTGTCTCCCAATGACTGACACCACACCAGGCACCAAGGAAACCACCGTTCTCAAGCTGAACCATCGTGAGATCAAGCGACTGCTGGATGCTGTCCAGGCTGTCCACGAACCTCTCAGCCTGTCAGCTTGGGAAGACTCCGACCGTAGGCAACACTGCAAGCTGATTCACCGTCTGCAGCGTGCCGATCGTAGGTTCTCCCTCTACGAATCGTGATACAATGGGACTGATCTCCTAACTGAGTCAATGCCTGTGGTGGGTCGTTGGCTCTCTTAGGAGATCTCCCTCCTTTCTTTTTTCCACCATCATCGCAGGGCTTCAGTGCCATGGCTATCACTCATCAGCAGGTCTTCGAGGCTTGCCAGAAGGATCCAAAGTATCAGGAACTACTAGACCGCGTCAAAGGTTACCATGCCGAGACTGCTGAGTACAAACAGAAACAACGCCAAGCCTTCCGCAAAATCATTCAGTTCGACAAGCTGGAAGACCTCGCCATGGACCGCATGGGTATGTGTGAGGGGAACGATCACGATGAGGCGCTTCTCGACTGCACAGGTCAGGATCAGGAAACGTGGTTCTGGTCTTGGAGCGGGGTTGAAGATTTATGCTTCGATAGTATGGTCGAAGCTGCGATTGCTGCTAGCAACGCTCAGTCCATGATCGACGTGGTCAAAGACAAACAAGCCATCAACGCCGCACTGATGACCAGCCGAGAGGCTGAGATCCGTGCTAAACTTGAATCTGAGGAGCAATCCACCAATGCGTAAGCCTTCCCACACCGTCACTGTTCAGGTCCCTGGCCTTCCAGGGGCTGAGTATGTATGGCGCCGCCGTACAGTGTACGTCAACAAAACTGAGTTCAATCAGATTCAGCGTTGGCGTCACAAAGGCTTCCGTAGCAAGTCAGCCATGGTGTTAGCGTGCTATCCTCACAGGGTCTTCCATCACAGCACGATTTGATCAGCTGCGGACCCTCACGCATTGTTTGATCAAGGGACTAAGCCTCAGGAGACGTGAGAAACCTCCTGGGGCTTCTTCATGTTCACTAATCGGAGCATGATCCGTTACTCGCCCTGTGTGGGGGCTAGAGCAGTGTCAGCGCGTGAGCGGCTGCACCACACATTTTCCACCATCATCCGCTTCCAACATGAAACGCAAACAACTATCACTTTCTGAAGAAGAGCTAAACATCTTGGTTGATGCCTTGAACACCCAGTGGTGGATGCGTTACGATCCTGATGTTGAGAGCACCGTTGTGACACATCACAAACTGTACCAGCGTGTTCTTGACGCTGCCATCGCTCTTTCCAAAGATGATTAAAGGCCCAATGGTCATGATTGTTGGCATTGCGCTGACGTTTGCCTGCCTTGCTCCAATCAGTGCTCTGGTTGAGCATCGCAAGCATGAACCCAGCACTAAATCTTTCAGACTTATGTAAACATGGCAAAACCTGATCCCTTTGGCAATCGCATCGCTGAGATCATGCTTTGGGATGCAACAGACGAACCGACTGACTACACCATCGATGACGGCTTTGAAGCCGCTGACATGTGGGATTTGCCTGAGGCTTATGTCTGCATTATCAGATCACAATCTGAGTCGGGTAAGATCACAGAAAAGGCGTATCGTTCCGTGCATGCTGCTCGCAAGTTCGTGAACAAGTGCCTGGAGAATGAGGATGATCTACTCATCCTTACTGAAAATACAATGTCCGTCCCCTTTCCTACAGATGGCCCTGAATCCCTCTGATCTAGCTGATCTACTCAGCAGCCACGGATACTTCGTCGACTATGATACAGGCGAGGTTGACCACTACACCCACGACATCAGGGAAGACAAGACTCTCTTGATTCTTCTCGCTGCCATGGGCAAGCTTGACGTTCAATACATGGATGGTGAGCCTTCGTTCTATATCACTGACCTTGCAATCAATGACATGGAATCGTATTGCAAGCTGTATCCAAATGATCCGCAGTGCAAAATCTATGACGTTTGACCTGACCCTTAGCCACATTGAATCGCTCGACGCTGAGCAATACTCCCTCTTCCTAGCCTATGGCGACACCTTCCGAGATACAGAGACAGATCGAGCTGGAGCAGGAAGCTCTCAGCTGCGGCAAACAGAAGCTGCACGCCTCTCTCCAACGCTTGCACGAGAAGAGCTACGCATCAGCGAGCGTGTACGGAACAGCAAGTATCTCAGCGGCTCTACCAGCAGTAATTAAGGACATCGAGGACAACCTGTCCAAGATGAAAAACGGAAGGGCTGGAACGTACTACAAGCCTGTCTCAGAGCACATTGACAACCTAGAACCACTAGCGATTGCCACCATTGCTTTGAAGATCACCTTTGACATGGTGTTTAGCATGAAGCGAGATGCTGACCTGCTGACCAATGTCGTGGTGTCCATAGGCTCTGCCCTTGAGGCCGAATGCAAGTTCAGGTGGTACAAAACAAACCATCCTGGCTTGATGAAGCACATCGAGGACAAGTACTTTCATGAGTCTTGCGGGACTCATCAGAAGCAGAGCATTGCTTCTGTTATGTTTGGCAGGCAAGACATCCACTGGCCTGCATGGCACATCAAAACCAGAACCGCTCTTGGTGCTTGGTGTATTGAGCGTGTCTGTGGTACAACTGGATGGTTCACTAAAGAGGTGAGCCAGAAAGGTCGCAAGAAAGAGGCACGACTTGTGCCCACACCTGAGTTCATGGAAGTCAGAGACCAACTCATCAACACTGCTGAGATGTTCTCAGGTATTCCATGGCCTATGCTTGTTGAGCCCAATGACTGGACCAATGAGCGGATGGGTGGTTACCTCACAAATGAGCTGATGAGGGGTCATGAACTGACTCGTCGGGGCAATAGGACATTAAAACACGGGGAAACTCCACTGAAGTTTTTGAACAAGCTTCAGAAGGTGAAATACCGTGTGAACAACCATGTTCTGGAGGTTGCTCGCCATTTCCGCGACAAGGGCATCAGGGTGGGAAAGTTTATTCCACTGTGCGAGTCTTTCAAACCACCCAAACCTCCTGACATTGCGGAGAACGCTGATGCCAGACAATCCTGGAAACGGGAGATGGCAGAGGCATACAACACTGATCGACTTAACTTCAAGAGATCAGTAAGAACAAGAACTCAGTTGGAAGCAGCTGAGAAGTTCAAGGATGAGGAGTACTATCTCTGTTGGTCGTTTGACTACAGGGGAAGAACGTACCCAATTCCTGCATACTTGACACCTCAGGATACAGACTTTGGTAAGAGCCTCATAAGGTTTGCTGATGAGTCTTTCGTTGATGAAGAGGCAGAAGAGTGGCTGGCCTTTCAGGTCGCTACTACCTTCGGTCTCGACAAAGCACCCATGGATGAACGAATCCAATGGGTCAGAGATAACGAAGACTTGATCACAAAGGTCGCTGTCGACCCCATAGGCAATCTCCCTGAATGGGAGGTGGTCGAAGAACCATGGCAATTCATGGCAGCATGTCATGAGTACTACCATTGCTGTATCGAGTGTGATCACCAGTTCACGTCCCTTATGGTTGCTGTTGATGCAACGTGTAGTGGACTACAGATCCTGGCTGGTCTAGCTAAAGACCAATCTACTGCTAGTCTGGTCAATGTCTGTCCTGGTGATAGACCGTCAGATGCTTACAAGGCCGTTGCCGAGGAAGCCAAGAAGTATCTCCCTGCTGAGATGCACCCTTGGATGACAAGGAAAACGACCAAGCGCACCGTGATGACGATTCCATACAATGCAACCCGATCCTCCTCATGGGGGTACATCAAGGAAGCATTGATTGAGCAAGGCTTTGAACCTGAGAAGGAACAGGTCTCTCAAGTTGTGGAAGCTGTCTATTTGAGTATGGATGCGATTGTCCCTGGTCCTATGCGTGTCATGCGTTGGATCAAGACACATGTTGGTCAGTACATCCGCAGCGGAGCTGACCACGTTGAATGGACTACACCCTCTGGATTTGTAGTCAATCAGAAGAGGAACAAGAAAGAGGTTGAGTCTATGAAGCTACAGCTCATGGGATCTACCAAAGTTACTGTCAGTGTTGGTGAAGGCGATCCTTGCCCTACCCGTCACAAGTCCAGTACTGCTCCGAATCTGATACATTCGCTGGATGCGTCCATCCTCCACGAAACTTTTCAGAGATTCAATGGACCATTCACAGTCATTCATGACTCGGTGCTATGCCGAGCAACTGATATGGGAACACTCAACGCACTCGTGCGAGAGACCTACACGGACATCTTCACGCGAGACTGCTGGTTATCTAAGTTCGGAGAAGCTATTAACGCTTCTGAAGAACCTCCCATCGTCGGAACACTAGACCCTGAGGTGGTCGAAGATTCCACCTATTTTTTCTGCTAACTTTCCACCATCATCACAATGGCGACTCACGTCACTAAAGAGCCCGTAACCCTGGATGGCTACCAGGCTATTCTCAAACCGTCTGAGTACGGTCACACCCTCACTGCACTGCTCCCCAAGGAAATCGTTGATGCCCTTGAGGACGAGCGTGTAGGTGCATTGGAGTGGGCTAAAAGCAAAGCCAAGAACCCGCGTCGTGTCACTACCAAACCAGAGCCCTGGGAGGAAGTGAGCGAAGGCATGTACCAATGCAAGTTCCGCTGGAAGGAGGGCGACAAGGTTGTACCTGTTATCGTGGACACTGAAGGCACTGCCATCACTGATGCTAACCTTCCGCTGTATAGCGGTTCTAAGGTCAAACTCGCCTTCATCCAAAAGCCGTATTGCCTTCCTGCTGGTGACATCGGTACCTCTCTCAAGCTCAAAGCCATTCAGGTCGTAAGCTTGAACACTGGTGCTGGCGTCCAAGACAGCGGTGATATGGACGCTGAAGAGGCAACCGAGCTGTTCGGTACCACCCGAGGTTTCAAGACCTCTGAGCCTAACCCTGAGGCTGCTCCCAGTGCTGTTGACGAGGACTTCTGATGCGTAGTCGCCTGGAAGAACAGGTGGCTGAGCTTCTTACAAACCTCAACATTGAATACGGCTACGAGCCTGACAAATTCAATTACGTCATCGAGGCTAAATACACCCCCGACTTTAAAGTTGGGGATGTCTACCTTGAGACCAAGGGCTTCTTCAAGCCAGCTGATCGTCGCAAGATGCTCGCTGTAAAGAAGTGCAACCCTGATCTAGACGTACGCCTGGTCTTCCAAGCGCCTTACAATAAGATTAGTAAGAACTCTAAAACTACCTACGCCGCATGGGCGGAGAAGAACGGATTCCAATGGTGCCCGTACTATGACATACCCCTCGACTGGCTCAAACCAAGAGAGTGAGTTCCTTCGTCATGAGCCCTGCCCCATGTGCGGCAGCAGTGATGGCATGGCACGTTATGATGACGGTCATGCCTACTGCTTCGTATGTGGCGCATACGAGCATGCAGATGGCGAGACCGACCACTTAAATTTCCCCAACGTCATGATTCAAGGACAGCCTGTCAGCTTAGCCAAGCGAGGCATCTCTGAGGAAGTGTGTCGCAAGTACCGTATCCACAAGGATGGGGACGTGCTGCGCTTCCACTACTTTGACAACAGTGGCACGGTGTGTGCTGCCAAGGTCAAGAGCATTGACAAGACTTTTCACTGGGAAGGCAAGAATGTCGATCACCAGTTGTTTGGTCAGCATCTCGTTCCTGACAAGGGCACACGCATCACCATTTACGAGGGTGAACTGGACGCAGCATCAGGTGCTGTAGCCATGCCCTCATGGCCTCATGTGTCCCTCCCTGATGGGGCACCTGCGGCAAAGAAAGCCATTCAGCGGGTACTACCGCTGCTGCAGGGCTACGAAGAAGTGGTCCTGTTCTATGACAATGACGAGCCAGGTCGCAAGGCTGCAGAGGAGTGTGCTCAGATCCTGCCACCAGGCAAGGTGAAGATCGCTCGCATGGAGAAGTACAAAGATGCTTCTGATGCGCTGCAAGCCAGCGACTCTGAGGCTATCCGCCGTGCTATCTGGGACGCCAAGACATACCGTCCTGACGGCATCGTGGATGCCAAGACGCTGCTCGATGACCTGACTACACCAGAAGAACCCTGCCTACATGAGTACCCATTTCAAGGATTACAATCAAAGCTTCGAGGGATCAGGCTGGGAGAGCTTACAACGATCACTGCAGGATCTGGCATCGGTAAATCCAGCTTCTGTCGTGACCTTGCAACTCACCTTCTTCACCGGGGCGAACGGGTCGGTTACGTGGCGTTGGAAGAATCCAACCGCCGTACAGCCCTAGGCTTGATGTCCGCTGCCACTGGGCAGTCCCTGCATATCGGAGAACATGACCGAGCTACTCTCACCAAGGCGTATCAGGATTCTATTGCTAATTGGAATCTCTTTCTTTTCGACGGGTTTGGTTCTTTTGATCCTGATGTCATATACAACAGAATTGAGTACCTTGCCACAGGGCTTGAGGTGCGTGTTGTATTCCTTGATCACCTCAGCATCCTGCTCAGCGGGCTAGACGGCGATGAACGCCGCATGCTGGACATCACCATGACTCGTCTTCGCTCCCTGGTTGAACGCACAGGGATCACCTTGTTCCTTGTATCCCACCTGCGGAGAACGTCTAATGACACAAACCACGAGGAAGGAGCCCGCGTCACACTCGGGCAGCTACGCGGATCAGCTTCGATTGCTCAGCTCTCGGATTCAGTCATCGCACTGGAGCGAGATCAACAGAGCGGACCTGAACGAAATGGCACAACAGTGCGCGTCCTTAAGAATCGCTATTCAGGCGAGGTTGGTGTCGCGTGCCAATTAACTTATGATCTCTCTACCTGTCGCTTCACTGAACATGAAATTGAAGCAGAATTCGACCCCACCACTGACTTCTGACTACCTGGCATACTCTATGATGTTGCAGCGTCCTAACCCTCCCACTGCGGAGGATGTGGCGCGTGCTAAGTTTGTAGACAAGACCTATGTCTGGAAGCCAGGCAAATGAAACTCGCTTACGACATTGAAACCGATGGCTTTGATTCCACCCGTGTTCACTGTCTGGTCACACAAGATCTCGACTCTGGTCAAGTTATTCAATACAATGACCAAGGTGGTGACTGTGAGACCATCACTACGGGGGTTAACATCTTGGCTCAAGCGGACCTCATCGTTGCCCACAACGGCATCGGATACGACACGCCCCAGCTCAAGAAGCACTACCCCTTCTTCCACTATCATCACCAGATTGACACC